TCGCGACGATCGTCGACCACGCAATGCCGCACCGCGGCGACTCGCGCCTGTTCTTCGACCCGGAGAACCTCGTCTCGCTGTGCAAGCCGCATCACGACGCGACCAAGCAGCGCCAGGAACACGGCCGCCGTACCACCATCATCGACGCCGACGGCTGGCCCTTGTGAAAGGCCTATCCGACCTCGCTGCGTCTGCCCGGCAGCGCACGGAACCAGTCGAAAGGACGGCACCGCGAACGCCAGCGCCGCCCTTCCTTCTGCTGAGCGCAATGCCCTCTCTCGAAGGGCGAGAGCGACTCTATCTCAGGTCGCAACGCTGCGTCTCTCTCCCCCAGCAGCGCACGGGCCATCGCTGCGAGACTGGCCGCATAGCGACGGACCAGCTCCTGCTGGGTCGCGCTAGACCCTAAATCCGTGCGCTGCCCCTCTGGGGGCAGCAGCGCTGGGGGAGGGGGCCCCTTCTATCTCTACGTCGTTTGGCGCGGCTACCGGCGCAGCCGTTTCCGTGCAGAGCCGCGAAATTGAGTAGGGGGGGTCGGGTGGCGGACCTGACGATCGTCTATCGGCCGCTCGCCGAGCTGATCCGCTACGCGCGCAACGCGCGGACGCATTCGGAGGAGCAGGTCGCGCAGATCGCGGCGAGCATCCGGGAGTTCGGCTGGACCAACCCCGTCCTGATCGACGGGCAGGACGGCATCATCGCCGGCCACGGGCGCGTCCTGGCGGCGCGCAAGCTCGGGATCGACCCGGTGCCCTGCATCGAGCTTGCCGGGCTCAGCGAGGCGCAGCGGCGGGCCTATCTCCTCGCCGACAACAAGCTGGCGCTCAACGCCGGCTGGGACGAGGCGCTGTTGCGCGTCGAGCTCGCCGATCTTCGCGACATGGCGTTCGATTTGTCGCTGATCGGGTTCTCGGGAATAGAGCTCGAGACGGCTCTCGGCGAGCCCTTGGACGACCCCGATTGGGACGGTATGCCGGAGTTCAAGCATCGCGATCTTACCTCGGCTTTTAGGATCATCGTCCATTTCGCCAACGCGACCGACCGGGATGCCTTCGCGAAGCTGGTCGGCCAGACAATAACCGAGAAGACGCGGGCGATCTGGTACCCCAAGGCCACGATCGGCCGGTACGCCGACAAGCAATACACCGCGGCGACGTCGCCCGATGGACCCTAGATACCCGGTCTATATTATCTCGAAAGGACGCTGGGAGAGCCGCCTGACCAGCAAGGCGCTCGAAGCGATCGGCGTCTCCTATCGGATCGTCGTCGAGCCGCCGGAGCTTGGCCGGTACGCCGCGGCGATCGACCCCGGCAAAATCCTCGTCCTGCCGTTCGCCGATCTCGGGCAAGGCTCGATCCCCGCCCGTAATTGGGTTTGGGAACACTCGATCGCGGAGGGACACGGCCGCCACTGGATTATGGACGACAATATTCACAAATTTTTCCGCTTCAACGCCAACCTAAAGGTCCCCGCGGCCGACGGGACTATCTTCGCCGCGGCCGAGGACTATACCGACCGATACGCGAACGTGCCGATGAGCGGCCTCAACTACTTCATGTTTGCCTCGAGAAAAGCGGGAAACCAAAAACCGTTCACGCTCAACACCCGGGTCTACTCCTGCATCTTGCTCTCGAACGCGATCCCTCATCGTTGGCGCGGACGCTACAACGAGGACACCGATCTGAGCCTGCGGATCTTGAAGGACGGGTATTGGACGATTTTGTTCAACGCCTTTTTGGCCGGGAAAATGCCGACGATGGCGATGAAGGGCGGCAATACCGACGAGCTCTATAAGCAGGACGAGAATTTCGACGGCCGGCTGGAGATGGCGAAGAGCTTGCGCCGCCAACACCCCGACGTCTGCAAGATAGCCTGGAAATGGGGGCGCTGGCAGCACTCGGTCGACTATCGGCCGTTCGCGAACAACCGGCTCGTTCTCCGTCGTGATCGTCCGCTCGCCGAGCCGGGCGTGAATAACTACGGCATGGTCTTGCGTCCCGTCGCCTCGGCGCCCGCGTCGCAATGAAGGGCCGCAAGCCGCGGCCGGCCTATCTGAAATTGGTGACCGGGAACCCCGGGCGGCGGCCGCTGCGAGCGCCGGCGGAGGCGCAAGGCGGGGCGCCGCGGCCGCCGGCGGTGCTCGGCGCCGAGGCGGTGGCGGAGTGGCGGCGGGTGGCGGCGCGGCTCGCCAAGCTGGGGCTGCTGGCGACGATCGACCGGGCGGCGCTGGCGGCCTATTGCCAGGCCTATGGGCGCTGGGTGACGGCCGAGCGCGCGCTCGCGTCGATGGCCGAGCGCGACCCGGTGACCGCCGGGCTCCTCATAAAGACGTCGAACGGCAACGCGATCCAGAACCCGCTGGTCGGCATCGCCAACAAGGCGGCCGCCGCGATGGTGCGCTACGCCGCGGAATTCGGGATGACGCCGAGTGCGAGAAGCCGCGTCGAAGGCGCGCCGGAAGGGCGCAACGGCGACGCCGCGGCCGCCAAGTATTTCTGACGATCCGGTTGGCGCCTATGCGCGCGCGGTTGCCGGCGGCGAGATCGTCGCCGGCCCGCATGTGCGCAACAGCTGCCGGCGGCATCTCCTCGACCTCGAGGCAGGTGCCGCGCGGGGGCTGCGCTGGGACCTCGCCGCGGCGCTGCGCGTCATCGGGTTCTTCGGCGACGTCTTGCGGTTGAACGGCGGCCAGTTCGAAGGCCTGCCGTTTCTGCTGCATCCCTCGCAGCAATTCATCGTCGGCTCGATCTTCGGGTGGAAGCGGGCCGACGGGACGCGGCGCTTTCGCCGCGCCTATGTCGAGATCGGCAAGGGCAACGGCAAGTCGCCGCTCGCCGCCGGTTGCGGCATGTATTGCCTCCTCGCCGACAACGAGCCGCGCGCCGAGGTCTACGCCGCAGCCTCGAAAAAAGACCAGGCGTTCGTATTGTTCCGCGACGCGGTGGCGATGCGCGAGCAATCGCCGGCGCTCGCCGAGCGGCTGACGCCGTCGGGCGGCAACCCGGTGTGGAACCTCGCCGATCTCAAGACCGGCTCGTTCTTCCGGCCGATCAGCTCGGATGACGGGCAATCCGGCCCGCGGCCTTCCTGCGCGCTGTGCGACGAGGTGCACGAGCACCGCGACGGCCGCATGATCGAGGCGCTCGAGCGCGGCTTCAAATGGCGCCGCCAGCCGCTCCTGATCATGGCGACGAATTCGGGGAGCGACCGCGAGACCGTGTGCTGGCAGGAGCACCAGCACGCCGTGCGCGTCGCCGCCGGCACGATGTCGCCCGACGACGATGCGACTTTCGTCGGCGAGCCGATCGACGACGCGGCGTTCAGCTTTGTCTGCTCGCTCGACAAGGACGACGAGCCGCTCGATGACCCGAGCTGCTGGCGCAAGGCCAACCCGCTGTTGGGTGTCACGGTCAAGGAGGATTACCTCGCCGGCGTCGTCGGCCAGGCAAAGCAGATCCCGGGCAAGCTCAACGGCATCTTGCGGCTGCATTTCTGCCGGTGGACCGACGCCGCGAAATCGTGGATGAGCCGCGCCGCGCTCGAGGCGGTGCTCGCGGATTTCGACCCGGCCGAGCATTTCGGCGAAAGGGTCTTCGGCGGGCTCGATTTGTCGGCGACCAAGGATTTGACGGCGGCCGCCTTTGTCGTGCCGACCGGGTTTGTCGATGTCGCGCGCTCCAACGCGGAGAGCGGCGTCACGGCAACCGTTCGGCTTCCTACCTTCGACGCGTGGGTCGAGGTGTGGACCCCGGCCGATACCATGGCTCAGCGCGCCTTGGAGGACCAGGCGCCCTATGATTTCTGGGCGCGCGAGGGGCACCTCGTCGCGACGCCGGGCAAAATGGTGCGGTTCGACATCGTCGCCGCGCGCGCCCTCGAGGTGCAGACCGAATACGAGTTCGTCGCGCTCGGCTATGACGCCTACGGGTTCAAGGCGAAGTTCGAGCCCGAGCTCGACGAGCTCGGCGTCACCGTGCCGGTCGTCGAGCATCCCCAAGGTGGAAAGCGCAAGGCCGCCGACAGCGGGCTGTGGATGCCGGGCTCGGTCAACGCGCTCGAGGAATTGATCCTCGAAAAGCGGATCCGCATCCGCCGCAGCCCGCCGACAATCTCGGCGATCATGTCCGCCGCGGTCGAGGCCGACGCCTTCGACAATCGCTGGTTCTCGAAGCGCAAGGCGACCAACCGCATCGACCCGCTGGTGGCGCTAGCGATCGCGGTCGGCGTCGCGACCGCGACGACCCCCGGGGGCGGCTCGATCTATGACGACCCGGTGGCGTATGCGGCGGCTTTCGGGCGCCAATCCGGCGAAATCGGCCAACCGGCGGCGGAAACCGCGCCGGATGACGGCGGCGCCTGGTCGCCCGGCATCCTTGCCGACGTGACGCACCCGGACTTCGCCGAGCACAAGCGCCGCTTCGAGACCTGGCAGGCGCGCCAGCCGGATGAGGGGTTCTAAGCAAAATGAAATTCCCCGGCCTCCTCCGGCGGCTGTTCGCGCTGCGCCGCACCGCGGCGACGCCGGACTATCGCCGCACCGCCAATTGGGCGCGGACGACCGCCGCCGGCATCTATGTGACGCCGGACCGCGCGCTGCGGAACGATACGGTTTGGGCGTGCCACCGCTATCTGACGCAGACCGTCGGGCAATTGCCGGCGCGCGTCTTGCGCATGCGGCAGGACGGCAGCGGCACCGCCGAGCGCGTGCCGGCGAACCCGTTCGTCCATCCGACCGATTATGTCCTCAACTGGCGGCCGAACCCCGAGCTCTCGCCGTTCCAATTGAAGGAGACCTTGACCGGCTGGGCGCTCCTCCACGGCAACGGCATCGCCGAGATCGAGCGCGACGGCGCCGGCCGCACCCTCAATCTGTGGCCGATCGAGCCGTGGCGGGTGCGCATCATGCGCGACGAGGCGGGCGCCTTGTTCTACCGCATCAACAACGGCACGCGCGAGGCGACCGATCTCGCCTCGGCCGACGTCTTCCACATCCGCGGCTTCGGCAACGGGCCGGTCGGGCTCTCGGTCATCGAATACGCCGCGCAAACCATCGGCTGGGCGCAGGCGACCGAGCTCTTCGGCGCGACGTTCTTTGGCGAAGGCATGCATTTTTCCGGCGCCATCGAATTGCAGGGCCGCGGCGACCCGGACGGCATCAAGCGGATGCGCGCCGAGCTCGAGGAGCAGCACAAGGGCGTCGCGCGCTCGAACCGCTGGATCTTTCTCGACAACGGCGCCAAGGCCTCGAAGATGCAGGCGACGCCGGACGAGGCGCAATTCATCGGCACCTTGCAGCACCAGGTCGAGAGCATCTGCCGCTGGTTCGGCGTGACGCCGGTCAAAGCGCAGCATCTGTTGCGCGCGACCTTCTCGAATGTCGAGCAGCTCTCGATCGACGTCGTCCAGGACGCCATCACGCCTTGGGCGATGCGCTTCGAGGAGGAGGCGACGTTCAAATTGTTCGGCGCGAACCGGCAGAATTTGTTCGTCAAGATGGATCTGAAGGGCCTCTTGCGCGGCGATTTCGCGACGCGCCAGAACGGCCTGCAGGTCCAGCGCCGCAACGGCATCATCAACGCCAACCAGTGGGCCGACCTCGAAGACATGCCGCGCATCGGCCCCGACGGCGACAAGTACATCGTCGAAGGCAACATGACGACCCTGGCGCAGATCGGCCAGGCGCCGCCCCCAGCACCAGCGCCGCCGCCCGCGCCCCCACCGCCGACCCCAGCGGAGCCGAGCCCCGGCGCCCGCGCGGCCATGCGCATCGTCGCCGGCGCGAAGGCCGAAGCGTATGTCTGACAATCCGATCTTCGCCCGGGCGCTGAGCGGGCCGCCGCCCAACAGCGGCGAGCCCGACGGCGTAGAGGACGACCCGTGGGCCGCGGCGGCGTGGTTCTTTGGCCATATCCTCGGCCGGCTCAAGGCGCTCGAAGAGCGCGCGCCGCGCGACGGGATCGACGGCAAGGACGGCCGCGACGGCCTCAAAGGCGACAAGGGCGACCCGGGTGACAAAGGCGAGCCGGGCGCGCCGGGCCGCGACGGGATCGACGGCAAGGACGGCCGCGACGGCCTCAAGGGCGACCCGGGCGACCCGGGCGAAACGGGCGGTCCGGGATCGCCGGGCCGCGACGGGATCGCCGGCAAGGACGGCCGCGACGGCCTCAAAGGCGACAAGGGCGACCCGGGCGACACGGCGGCGCCGCGCCCGACCGCGAAGTCGGTTGCTCACGAGCGCGACCCGGTTACGCGGCAGATCGTCCGCTCGATCATCACCGAAATCACGGAGGCCTGATGGCCAACATGCGGCTCGCGACGGCGGCGCGCAACGCGCTCGCCGACGTCTTCACTGCGCTGATCGACGGCGCCGGTCGCGCCGGCACGATCGCGCTCTACACCGGCCCGCAGCCGGCCGGCGCCAACACCGCGGTCGACGGCCAGACCTTGCTCGCCACGCTGACGTTCTCGCTGCCGGCGGCGGGCCCGGCGATCGGCGGGGTCAACACCTTCGGCGCGATCGGCGAGGACAGCGACGCGCCGGCGAGCGGCCGCGCCACCTGGGCGCGGATCTGCGACGGCGCCGGCAACCCGGTCTTCGATTGCGACGTCACGCCGCCTAGTGAGGGCGGCACGATGGAGATCAACACCACCGAGATCGTCCAGGGCGGCCCGGTGCGACTGCGCAATTTCATCATCACCTTCCCCGCGGGCTAAAAGCCGATGGCTCTTCAGTTTTCGACGACCTACCGCAACGCGTTGCTCGACCAGCTCGAGACGACGGTCGGGACCTCGGCCAAGCTCGAGATCTTCACCGGCGCGGTGCCGGCCAACTGCGCCGCGTCCGAGGCCGGCACCAAGCTCGCCGAGTACGATCTCGCCTCGGATTGGGCGGGCAACGCCTCGGGCGGCACCAAGACGCTCAACAACCTGACCCTGTCGACGACCGGCGCCGCGGCCGGCACCGCCGGGCATTTCCGCCTGTTCGCCAGCGATGGCACGACCTGCCACATGCAGGGCACGGTGACGGCGACCGGCGGCGGCGGCGACATGACGATCGACAACACCTCGATCGCGTCCGGCCAGACCGTGAATATTACCGGCTTTACGCTGACCGCGCCCGGCGCCTGAGCCCTTTGATTTTATGGCCGTCTGGTATTGCCGCGACAACCGCCCGACCGCGACCGTCGGTTGGAACCAAGTCACACAATGGCCGATCAGCACGGCCGTTGCGGCGGGTGTTTTGCGGCGTCAGAGGGCAACCCCCACCCAGCTCAACGAGCGGGTCTGGATCTGCATTGTCGCCGGCACGACACTAGGCAGCGAACCGTCCTGGACGCTGACCAACGGGAGCAAGACCACCGACAACACCGTCACCTGGATGGAGTGCACCGGCAAGCCGGCGGTCAACGGCGATCTGACCGACACCGGCAATTGGACGAGCGTCAAGAACACCGCCGTCGCGCTCGGCAAGATCATCACCGACAACGCGGGCACGCATATTTTCATCGTCACCACTGCCGGCACGGCGGGCAACGGCGCCGAGCCGTCATGGAGCACCGGCGCGGTCGGCAACACGACAAGCGACAACACGGCGACCTGGACTTATATCGGCACCAGCTTTTCGGCCTGGGCGGCTCCGTTCGCCTTTTTGGGAAGCGCTTGCAGTTTTGCGGCGGCGGGCGACACGATTTATCTGGGCGACGATCACGCCGAAAATTACACGGCCGGGGCTTATACCATCACGGCCCCCGGAACCGCCTCTTCACCCAATTTTCTCTATAGCGTTGATCACGCTGCCTCGCTGCCCCCAGGAAGCGGTAACCTGCTCGCCGGGGCTGCCGTAACCGCCACGATCGCCGGCAATGTGCAAATCTTGCTGGCGGGAAATTTCTACTGCTACGGGGTCGCGTTTACCGGGGCGGGCAGCGCCACGTTTCAGGCGATCTGTATTGGTTTTTCGGCCGGGAACGCCAACGTCTGGCAACGATATGACACCTGCGCCCTAAAAAAGACCGGTGCGGGGGCCGATGCTTTCTCTGCAATCCACAGCGGTATCACTTCCGGAGAAGGCATCAACAGCAATGGCTGCCGCATCGATCTTGTCAATACGACGATGCAATTCGGGAATGTTGCGGATTGCATCGGTGTTTTAGGGCGCCTGACCTGGCGTAACACAGCGAGCGCGATCACCGGATCGACCTTTCCGACCAGTCTGTTCAACCCTCTTGGCACGGCCGGTGTGGCTGGCTCCGAGGTCGTCGTTGAAGGCGTCGATCTGTCGGCGCTCGGGTCGAATACCTTGGTCGCCAATGGCAGCAATCACGGCAGCGTGCATTATCATTTCATAGATTGTAAGCTTGGCAGCGGTGCGGTGATTGCCAGCACACCGAGCGCGCCCAATGCCGATGCTATCGATCTGACGCGCTGCTCATCTTCATCCAGCACCTACATCCAGCGGCGGCACCGTTACGAAGGCTCCTTGCAAGAAGAGACCACGATCGTCCGCACCGGCGGCGCCAGCGACGGCACCACCTCGATCAGCTGGAAGATCGTCACGACGGCGAATTCGAGATGGGTTTTGCCGTTCGAGGCGTTTCCGATGTCGATCTGGAATTCGGTCACCGGCTCGAATGTCACACTAACCGTCTACGGCATCTGGAACGCCGCAGCGCTGCCCAACAATGACGACATCTGGTTCGACGTCGAATATCTCGGCAGCGCGAGCGCGCCTCTCGCCTCGCTCGGCAGCGGCACCAAGAGCAACAACCTCGCGGCCGGCGCGGCGTTGACGGCGGACACCAGCGCCTGGGATAGCCTCGTAACGGCGCGCGCCAACAACCACGCCTATTCGCTCCTCGATGCGATCACGCTCGGGGCGAGCAACCCCGGCCGGGTGTTCTTCTGCACGACGGCGGGCACCAGCTCCGGCAGCGAACCCGGCGGTTATGCCTCGGCGGTCGACGGCGGCAGCGTCACCGATGGCGGCGCGGTGTTCCGCGCCGGCGTCAGGTTTTCGATGGCCGTCACGATGTCGAGCCCGCAGCCGCAGCTTGTCGGCTATCTACGCGCTTACGTCAAGGCGGCGAAGGCGAGCACGACCTTCTACATCGACCCGAGCCCTCTGCTGAGCTGAGCCGATGGCATCCTCGACGACCGATGTCGGGTTCCCCAATCCGAACCGGGTCGTCCAACTCGGCGACCGCCAGGCGATCCTGCCCGGCGTCTCGCACGGCGAGAAGGGCGCGCGCAAGTCGACGCTGACGACCGCCGTCGGCAATTTGACGTTGTCGGCCGCCGCCGCGGCCATCGACGGCG